TCGGGGTTGATGTATCGTCTAGGAGCAGTTTGTAGATTGGTGACGTGGTCTGTATTGGTGCTGCTCGAAGTTCAGTGTTAGTTAATCCACCACCCCCTATATTTGAACCGTCAGGGTTTACTACTGGTATACTACCACCTTGGAGTTGTACATACTGAAATGTGCCTGAGCTGTCTTGGTATGGTGTGCCGTTGCCGCCTCCACCACCTCCACCACCTACTGGCTTGTCTACAATCTTCTTGAGGTGCTTATTGGCTTCGTCTAGTTTCTTGTTGGTAGTTTTAGCTTCTGTCTCTAGTGTCTTTAGGTCAGTTGTCGGTACTTCTGGTAATTCTATCTTGCTGATCGCTTTGATGATATCTAGCATTACATCTTGCAATGGTTTCAGGTTTGGAGCGTCTACGTTGATAATTGGCGCCTTTACATCTACATCTAGCTTCAGTGCTTTGATTGCTTTCTCTATTGGCGTGGTGTCTAGCTTGATCTCTTTTAGGTTGGTAACTGCTACTTTGTCTTTTTGTTCCGGTATCTTCGGTAGGCTTTTAGGTATCAGTGATAGTTCACGCTTGAGCGAGTTTAGGCCTTGTTCTAGTGGTTTTATGTCTAGCTTGTTGGCAAGTATATCTTTATCTAACTTCGATATGGCAGTTACTACTTTATCGACATCAGGTGTTGATATGCTTTTGAGTTGATTGACTACTTCTGTTTTGGTGGTTTTGCCGTCTATGAAGCGTATCAGCGTATTGAAGGCGTTTATGACGGTATCTTCGAGTGCGTTTAATTGAGCAGTTCGGTCTTGAAACTGTTGGTTGTGTGCGGCCTGATTAGCCTCTGTTTGATAGTGTTGGCGTATATCTGATCGTTTTGTCATAAAAATCCTTGTAGGGGCGATACTAGACCGCCCCTGTGGTGAACTAAGCTTCGCGAGCCCAGACACCCTTTATGCTTGAGATTGTCCAAGCAGTAACACCGGCAGTACCGTTACCATTAACAGTGATCTCATCACCAACCTTTGAGGTTGCTTTGGTGTTGATAGCATCTTTGTTAGTGGCGGCAGTAAAGCCGTTACCAGTGATACCGTCAGCAGCTGCAGGGCTTACTGAAACAGCAGCACTTCCATCTGCACCAGTACCGGCAGCGGCGCCAGTTGGAGCGTCACCAGCGTTACGAATAGTAAATGACAAACCATCAGCTGTAGATGGTAGAGTTATTACTACACCGTCAACTGTTACGTTTTGTACGATACCTGAGTCGGCAGCTACAAGTGTTTTGTTTACGGCTACATCAACAGATACGCGTCCGTCGTTTAATAGTGGCATAATTATCCTACTTTCTTTTACTTAACTTTTTTAACTTCTTTAGTCTCTTCAACAGGGGTTTCAGGAGTTACACGTGGGTCACTCGCGCCAACGAATACAAATCCGGCTCTGATATATGAGTTTGTTAGTGGTACGCCAAATGTCGGGTCGTCCTCTAAGTGTACGATTGCTCCTGTTTCTTTGTGTTTGTACCAACCATCCTGTGATTGTTTGTTGTTTGCGTTAGTTTCTTGCATAACTCCTCTTCCTTATTTAGTTACTAGGCTTTAGTGTAGATACGAATACCAGTAGCCTTTTGGCTAAGCACGAATGCGTCGTGGTATCGGCGTCCTTGGCAGATCCAACCGTCAACGTCTTTGTCGTTGTCGATTGTTCGTACCATATCGAACTTGTTGACTGCTACAACGCTTTCCTTACAAGTGATCATGAACTGGAAGTTGGTTACTAACATTGAAGCTGGTACTTCTTTGATAGTAAGACCGTCAACCTGTCCAATAATACCCTTCTTGTTGTCAGCATAGCTAGTGTCACAGTCTTGTTTGAATTCAGGGTCTCTCTTAAGTAGATTCAATACTGTTGGAGTGATCCATAGAGTCCTACCCTGTTTAGGGTATTTAAGCTCTGTGAGTGCTGCTTGCTGTGCCAAGATTAGTTGGTAAGCTGTATTATTTGCTACTGCTGTACCTGCTACTACACCCTGAGAGTTTGCAATAGCGTAAGCTGATGCAATACCTAGGTTGTATGTGTCGGTTGCCGGAACTGAAACTTCTCTAACCTGTCGTTTGATAGCCTTAGCTGATTCAGTAACCATCATGCTGTCGCTGTAGTTACCTCGGTCAATGCTGAAGCTAAATGACTTGTCTTGAGATAGGGTTAGTGTTTGTGTACCAGTACCAAGCTCTACAAGTGCTCCGAAACGGCTTAGGCCACTTCTTACATAGTCGTTTTCTGCAACTGTGTTTACGTTGTAGATTGTTACTGAGTTCTTACCATTGAAGTCTAGGCGAATGCTCTTAGAATCAAATACATCTAATGTAAGTGAATCAAGGTAAACTCGCTCATCAACGGCGTTTAGATGTGCTGCTGCGTAGTTTTGTGCCATTATTCTTTCTCCTTTTAGTCCTCAGCCGTCAATATGTCCATGATTTCGTCTTTTTGGTTTTCCTTCGGTTGGGCTGCCGGTTTTGTATCGGAGTTAGCTCGCATTTTGCGAGTTGCCCTTACCTGCTGGACTGCACCTGTCTTGACTGCTCCACGGTATAGTTCGGCTGATTCTGTTAAGTGTTCAAATAGCGAACCTTTTATCCCTACCATGTTGCCGTTCTGGTCGTAGTCTATGTAGCCTGCGTTAAAGTCACGCATAGCTTTGTTATAGGCTCTTTCGTTGAACTGCTCCTTGTTGTCTGGATTAAAGATTTGCAGGTCTGGGTTGGACTTAACGCGCTCAAACTCGGTTATAAGGAGTCCTTCGGTATGTTCTACTGTCTCCCTATATTTCTGGGCTTCCATCGCTCGTAAGCGATGGTCGTATTCGTCTTCTGCACCGCTGATGTGTTCATCGGTTACAGCTCTGATCCGCTCCTCCCTCTCGGCTTGGCGGCGTTGTCGTTCCTCATAGCGTTTACGAGCTTCCTCTTTGGGATCATCTTCGGCTTGTTGTGTGCCCTCTTCTTCACCCTCGGCTGGCTCAACCTCCGCTTCGGTCTCAGAGTCGTCTGTCTCACTTTCTTCTGGCGTTTCCTCGACTGTTTCAACCTGTATGGTTGAATCGTCCTCTGTGTCTGCTAGAATCTGCGTGATTACGTCAGTTTCCTCTGGTAGTTGTGCATTGTCTTGCACGCTGGCTGACTGGTCGTCTTCCATAGTTTCTCCTTTATTCCTGCTTGTTATTAAGATGCGAACCTCTGTTGCTTACGGCAGCGAATCGTCTGTAAGGGGACAGAGCGAGATAGCCTGTTTTGGGCTACCTCACACTATCTCCATGTCTTTAATCTTATATTTACCTCCTTCCTGGTAGAGTATCTTGCCTTGTGGGATATGTTGCCTGAACCGGATGCCTTTGTCTGTTAGACCCACTAAGTAATTGCCTTCTTGGTGTATTTTCTGGAGCTTTGCTGATATGTCCATTTTGTCTATATCAAAGGTATGGTCTGTTCGTTGGGTTTCTGGTTTATTATTTTCTATCATTTCTTTTAGCCTCCCTCAACGCTAGTGTGAACTTAGTTTTCAACTCCTCTAGGTATTTCCGGTATCGGGCAGTGGCCTTTACTTCAGCCCTGTATATGTCTGGGTCGTCTTTAGTGTTATCGGTATAGTCTGCGATATAACCTAGTGCTAGCTCACGTTCTGATTCAATCATATCAAGTATCAGTTGTAGTTTAGGTGTTATCTCGGCTAGCTGCTTGCGCTGTTCGGCCATAAATTGTTCGGTCTTTTCGTCTTTGGCCTCGTTACCGAATACACCTTCATTATCTACGCCGGTATATAATGCGCTATCGTCGGTCATTGGTCGCCTCCTTGTAGGAAGTTAAGTATCTCTTCTTCACTATAGCCCTGCTGTCTGGCCGCAAGTACGGCAGTTGCTACATCTTCACCTATGCCATATTGTTGCATTGTTGCTGATAGCTCGTCGTTAAGCTGTGCTTGGTCTTGTGGTGGTACTATCTCTTCGGGGCTAATCTCGTCTAGCACCTTTTCCCACTGGTCTGCGCCACTGGCACCTAGTACTTTTTTGAACGCTTCACCTAGGTTGAATCGGTAGCCCGATTGCTCTATTGCTGGTAGCACGTTTGGATTGCTTGTAGCTATGTCTATTAACTCTAGCCAGCGGTTTTTCTCATCTTGGTCTGCCTCTGGTCGTGGGTCAAACTCAAACTTAAATTTACCCCTTAGCTCCTCGTATAGGATAGGTATATCCTGCAATGATGGTTCTGGGGTTTCTTCGTTATCGTCAAAGTATCCGGCTTTGGTCAACCGTTCTAGGTCGTCTCCGGCTATTTCTAGCAGGTCCGCACCACTCATCATCGCCATGTGTATATTCATCATCTTTTCGGCCATTTTAGCGCCGGCCGTGTCGGCTTTATTGCGAAGGTAGTTGTCCTGAGCGTTTGTGCGTGATTCTTGCATTTTTACGCCGGCCGATGTCTTACTGAAGTTCGGATCGCCTGATTGTGCGCTGACACTGCCGTCTGTCCTGCCCTGTAGGTTCTGAAGTTGAGCTTTGTATAGTCCGAAGTTGCCTGGGAATTGAGTATATACGTTTGAAGTGGTCTGTACTACATCGATGTTAGCTTGTCCGGTCTGCCATAGTGCATCAGGAGCAAATTGTAGGGAGTCAAAGTTGGTTTGGTCTGTTGGCCCACTTATCTTTTTAGGTGGTTGTAGCCCTATCTGTGTTGCTAGTACATGTGCTTGGGTCATATAGTCTAATACGTTCTGGGTTGGGCCTGCAAGCTCTATTCTACCTATGCCATAAGGTGATTCCAGGTTCTCATAGCAGTATTGCATGGTGATTGGTAGGTCGCCTGTAGGGTCGGGGTTTACCCACTCTCTCACGCACTCACCGTCTGGCAGGTGCTTACTGAACATATAGAATGGTGCGCCTATGCCTCGCTGGAAGCAGGCTGTGATCTTTATGCCGCTGGCGTTAATAGCCTTCTCTCGCTCGTCTTGGTTTTTCTCATCTAGCTCTTTGCTAGTCAGTGCTGCATCTACTAGTTGTTTTAGTGCTTCTACGTTCCAGCTCGTGTCGGGGGTGGTCTTATTTATCTTGGCCTGCTTAGTATCTTCTTCTATCTGGTCTATTATCTTACGGAGCTGTAGCTTAGTATAAAATACGTCTAGGAACACATAATCACAGTCGTCTACGCTGAACTTGCCGGGTTCTAGTTTTACGTTGCGGATGTAGGGTAGCGACCAGTCTGAGCCGGTGTATGTTTCGTTTGATACAAAGAAGTTATAGCGTGGCTGTGCTCCATATCTTAGCGCGCGATATATTGATATCTGCTCTTTGTCAAAGAATGACGCCTGTGTGTTGGCTTTTGGCACAATCCTTCTTCTCCATATAATGTTCGCTATCTCGCTCAGCCACTGCTCGTCCCTATCTACTACGCTGAACTTGCCTGTTTGCATTACTGGGTACACCTGCATTGGCGTTTCTAGCAGTGAGGCTGCTAGTGATCCGTCGTTGACCCTGGGCATATTCTTCCCTAGTGTCTTAGACAGTTTGTTGCCGGCTATTCGTTCGTATTCATTAAACGGCTTGTGCCAGTCTTTCGCTGTTTTGCTGGCTTCATAGTAGCTATCTTTTAGCTCTTCTTTGGTGAGATATATTGCCATTCTAACCTTTTTCTCACGAACAATCTTCCGCCAGGTATGTTCTCTTACTATTGATTATACCATACACTACTATCACGGTGAAACATCCCTCTTTGTTTCTACGACATATGTCCTGGTTACAAGTCTGAATTGATGGTTCTTAGGGTTTGTGTCCACCTTTATTGTTACGCTGGTGGTCTGTTTATTCACTATTAGTTCTAGCGCCTTTAGTATCACCGTCATTGCCTGAGACTTATCTTTTACTAGCTCTGGCACTTGGTATCTCGTTGTGACCACCGACACCCTTCCGTTGTGATAGGATTGCTCTGTTATTATTTTACCGAACGCCATCCCACTCATATTGCCTCCTTATATCATAAAATTGCTTGGTTGGTATTGTTGGATTTTGATTGGTTCTTTTGGCCTTAGCGATTCCATACCGTATCTTAGGCTGTCTAGCGCGTGATCGTAGCCTCCTTGTGGCTTGTCTATGATTCTGCCCTCTTTGTCGGTTTGCCATAGGTAGTTGCGGTATTCTTTGATTAGGTTTATAGATCGCTTGGTTACTGATATGCGCTGATCTTGCAGGTATTGTATACCCTGATTGATTGAACCTTGCCCCTTATTGGCCGGTAGTATTGATATACCGTACTCTTTAATTTCGTCTATGCTCTTGGGTTCTGCACTGTCTGCTATTACTAGCGCGCTTGGCTGGTTCTTTAGCACATCTGCTATGCGCTTGTTGCTCATGCCTATCTGATATAGCACTTCGTCTATGATATATCCACCGTTGTAATAGTATATTGCTACTATTGCGGCTGGATCTTTGGCATATCCGAAGTCTAGGCCGTATCGCTCCAGTCGTGCTTCATGGGGTATGTCGTCTATTATCTTCCAGTCTTTGTATATCTTGCCTTCAATCTCACCTCTTAGCCCCTTGCCATATACTCGCCACCAGTTCTTATTTGTTTGGCGTGATTCTATCTCTCTTACAATGTTCGGGTCTAGTGCTTCGTTGTCTTTGTAGGTTAGTATTATGAAATTGACATCGTCGGAGTTGGTGATCTGATTCTCTTCGTCTGTTACATAGTCTTCGTATATATAGAAGTCGTTGGTTGGGTTCCAGTCTGCAAACGCGAACTCTTTTGTACGGATCAGTAGTTGCTCCCATGCTTCTCTCGGTATGTTGTTGGCCTCATTAACGAATAACCTGTCTCGTCTTGGGCCTCGTACCTTGCTGGGCTGGTCTGCACTAAAGAACTCTAGTTTGCTGCCGGTTTCAAATACATATGTGAAGTCGGTCTTGCTCCAGCGATTGTCTTGGAAGTAATGGTGTGATTGCATGATGTTTAGGAAGTCGCGCATTGCGCCTCGTCTTAGGTGTGGAAATGACTCGCTGACTACTGATGTTAGGGTTGGGGTATTGTCTGTTTGTGCTCTAGCGATCAGGTACAAAAGTATGCTGACCGTCTTGCTGGCTGATGTGCCACCAGCTACTGCCCTAATCCTTTTGTCTAGGCTAGTTATCTTTCGTGTCGCTGTTGTCTCTATGTACACTAGCTTGCTCCAAACTTATTATCGGTGTTGGTAGTTCCTTGCCGTTGGTGGTGTGATCTATTGACTCTTTTGCCTTGCCATGACCCTGATTGATCATCTCAAATATAGTCTTAATATCACGCTTTAGTACGGCTTCGGCGAAGATAGCTCTTAGTGCTGATTCTTTATTACGGTTGTTTACTATCTGCTGGTAGTCATCAAGGGTTAGGTTCGGGTCTAGTAGGTTTACGATTTCTTTTCGGATTTCTAGGAAGCGTTTTGGTATACCGCCGTTGTTTCTGGGGTTACCGTTGGGCTGTCCGAACTGTCTATTCTTCGGTGGTTTTTTATTACCGACCTCTCCCTGTTCTGTGCGACCGTCAGTTGATTGCTTTTGTGCCATTCTCCCAGCCCTCCTCATCTCCATCGTTTATAAACTTCCAAT